AGAGGAAAGGTTTGGTTTTGGATGTTGGTTTCATGCGCCCTCTTCTGGTGTGGCGTGGTTATTGGATTGATGGGGGTTATGTGATGAGCGAATTTAAAGGAACACCGGGTCCGTGGGAAGTAATGAACTCAACCGATGTATTTAGCCAGCTTGGCGGGAGTAGCGGGGATGGGGCATTCGCAGACGAAACCGATGGTTGGCAAATCTGCGATTGTGCAGTTGGCTTGACTAAATGGGCGGGAGACTATGCAGAACTTGGTTATGACGTAAGGATTGCCAATTCCAAGTTGATCGCCGCCGCGCCAGAACTTCTTGACGCACTACAGGACCTGGTTTTCCTTTATGAGCACGATGAGGGATGCCGAGAATTGACGGAATATAAGCGCGCCAAAGAAGCAATCAAAAAAGCATTGGGTAACTGACCATCACAAAGCTCATATCAGTGTGAGCTTGATGATGTATCTGTAAGAAGAAATAACCCCTCCTATCATCACTTAGGCCGCCATTGTGCGGCCATTTTTTTACCCATCGCTAAGCCAATTTACGAGTTGGCTCAGCAATGAATACCTATCAATCAGGAGTAACCCATGCAGCAACTTGCTTACGCTGGGTGCCCGCTCATGGGCGCTCAATCTGAAACATTACTCGAAATCATCACTCGCCGAATGCGCTGCATTGGCCGGTGGTTGAAAGACACTCTTAATCAAAGGGGAGAGCCGTAATGGACATGACCAGAACACTGCAGCTTCTCGCCCTCCTCGCCCAGGAGAAGAACGACAACACTTTATTCCAGCTTGCTAACTCTCTTTTCTATCGGGGGATGAAATGAAAATGACATTCGTATGCACCGAGTATCACGCCAAGGCTGGACAGCGGCAAGGTGAGGTTCGCATTGAGGCGGACGGCGTCGCTTTGTTCGGTCATGTCGATGAGAAGCAGATCATGCCTCAGCTCGATATCAAAGCTGTGATCGAGTGGCTTGCAGAGAATGGATATACGGTCACAGAAAATAAGGCGGTCGCATGAGCAGCGTAGTGCTTGATAGCGATGAGAAATTTATCTCTCACATGACGTCAGAACTGGAGAGACAACTCACCGAGTCACAGGCGCAGACAGACACTCGCTGGAATGGTTCGGATCGTCAAAGTCCATCCGTTACTTGGGATGAATTCGCAGGAAACTTTACCTAAGGGGTCATCATGATCGCCGTTTATAAGGCCATCGCAGGGGTGGCAAAAGATTTATCAGAAGTAGGGATAGCCAAGGATAGACAGAACAAGCAGCAAGGCTTTGCATTCAGAGGGATTGATGCAGTTTATAACGCTCTATCTCCGGCACTCGTAAAAAATGGTCTGGTCATCCTTCCTCGCATCACAGAGCGAACGATAACGGAACGAACCACCAAAACAGGTGGGGTTCTGTTCTATGTGGTGGTTAAGGCTGAGTTCGATTTTGTCGCAACCGAAGATGGAAGCAAGCACACAGTTGAAACCTATGGCGAAGCTATGGACAGCGGCGACAAGGCAACGAACAAAGCGATGTCTATTGCATACAAATATGCGGCATTCCAGGCGTTCTGTATCCCAACCGAAGAGACGGCCATTGATGCTGACGCTGAGGTTCACAGCGTTGCTCCAGCGACCGCAGACCAGATCTTGGCTGATTTTACCAACTATGCAGGCTCTGAAAATGATGCCAAAACCCTGCAGTCGAAATATGCAGAAGCTTGGTCGCGCCTAAATGGTCATCCAGATCACCAAACTAAATGCAAAGACGTTACTGGAATTAGACTCAAAGAACTGAAACAGGCGGCATAAATGGCTAGCAAAGGAATCAACAAAGCAATCATCATCGGCAACCTTGGGAAAGACCCAGAGGTTCGCTACACGCAAAATGGTGGCGCTATCGCCAACCTGACGATTGCCACCTCTGAATCGTGGCGTGATAAACAATCTGGCGAGCAAATGGAAAAGACTGAATGGCACCGCGTGGTGCTGTTCGGAAAGCTGGCTGAAGTTGCCGGTGAGTATCTTCGAAAAGGCTCGCAGGTTTATATCGAGGGCAAGCTTACAACGCGTAAGTGGGCAGATCAGGCTGGCGTTGAGCGCTATACGACAGAGATTCATGTCAATGTCGGCGGCGTGATGCAGATGATCGGCAGCAAGCAAGAAGCCTCGCAATCCGGAAATCAGCAGTCACCACCTAAGCAGCAAAATAAACCTCAACCGTCGAATGAACCACCTATGGACTTCGACGACGACATTCCCTTCTAGGCAAGTTCAAGGCCGCAGGTAACCAATCATGAAAGATCAATACGCGGAAATAGTCGCGGGATGCCTTGCGGCTTTTGACAGCCTAAAGCGCGGGGCAACTCACGAACGCGCCAATAAGATGATGACCAATACAGCCGCAAAAAACGCGGCTTTTTTATTGCCTGAACTTCGACCGGTAATTAACAAACCTCGGACGGAGAAAGCAGCAAAAGCAACGCAAATGGTTCGCATCGTCGGCACCTGCTGGGAGTTCCCAGACGGCCAGAGAATCCCTGATTTTTGGAAAGCTGACCAGAAGGCCAAGGCGCTCGGCATGTCGCTTGAAAGGCATCAGAAATGGCGCTTTAGCGAAACTGAATAGGAAGCATCATGTTCGGACTATTTCTTCTCATCTGCACAAGCGGCGCTGATATCTGCAGCTATCAATCTGCTGGCTATATCTACCCAGATTACCAGAACTGTACTGCTGACATCGTCGCGCAAAAACTCCCCTCTTCTTACGAATGCCTGCCAGTTGATGCCGTGGTGCGGGCTAAGGATGACCTATGAACAATCAGCAAGAGTCAAAAAATATAAAGCTTAATAATTCAGACTTTACTTTTCTCGCCGATCAAAAGTCATGGTTAAAAATCCCAGCAGATGGAAGCCCGTTAACGTTTACAGGAAACGCAGATGACGCAGCTAAGGAGTTTTTCAACGCCCTGATTCGAGTGCGTGACGGATATATCTCAGCGCTGAAGGCTGAGCGCGATGCGCTGGCACAACGGGTTGAGATGCTGGCTCAAAATCTTGGAAATGCCATCTGGGGTGAGCAGGAAGCATTGCAGCGAGTTAATACGCTGGCTGTGGAGAATGCGGTGCTGAAGTCGAAAGCTTCCGAGCTTGTGCATGAAGCATCTGAAGTCTACTCAGCATACAACGCCACCATCAGAGAACCAGACGGTGACTTCATGGATATGCAGACATTGTATGAGATGCAGCGTATCGAAACCCCAGCCACCTCCGCAGCACTTGCAGCTATCCAGGCGCAGGGAGTGGAGAAGCTCATCAAGCTGAAGATGGAACAGCTTGCCAACATGCATCCAGACACCCACGCATTTGGCGCTACAGCCGAGTCTCTGCGCGCTCAGATTAATGAGTTGCAAGCATTCGCCGCCGAGCTGCGGGAGGACAAATGAAAGAGCGCCCAGTGATTTTCAACGGCGAGATGGTTCGCGCCATTCTCGACGGCCGCAAGACCCAGACGCGGCGGGTTATTAAGGTTCAACCTGAAAGCAAGACTTTTGGGCTGAGGAAGATTATCGAGTCTGAAAATGCTAGTGAAGAGGGAAAATATTACTGGTCATTATCAGATGCGCTGGGAATCAGCAGAGCTCGCTCGAACCCGTTCCTATGCCCATTCGGCCAGGTAGGCGATCGGCTGTGGGTGCGCGAGACATTCGCCGGTCACTATCTCGATGATGATCAAATTCAAGACATCAAAGATGGCAGATGTAAAGCGAAATGCCTTTGCGAGTATCGAGCGGATTACGGAGATGATGCTGAATGCGCTGATGGATGGACGCCATCAATCCACATGCCGCGCTGGGCTAGCAGAATCACGCTGGAAATCACCGCCGTGCGCGTTGAGCGGCTGAACGATATCAGCCAAGAGGATGCTCAAGCTGAGGGGATGGAGCTTACTGGGTGGGTTCCATCTTACTCAAATCCAGACAATGCAGGGTTTGATGAGACATTCACTCCATATGACAACTTTGCCATGTTGTGGCAATCCATCTACGGCGAAGAAAGCTGGCGCGCCAATCCCTGGGTATGGGTGATCGAGTTCAAGCGCGTGGGAGGTAGTGATGCCAGCAAATGAACTGAAGCCGTGCCCGTTCTGTGGCGGCCCAGCCAGATTAGACCAGTGCTCAAAGCACCAACCGCACAACATTTTATTTATGCCTGGCTGTGAAAACTGCAACTTCAAAATTCACGGCGGTGATGTGGGGATTGGTTGGTTCAATGGGAGAAATGCCGCCGTTGAAGCATGGAACCGCAGGCCGAGAGAGGATCGCATTCAGCGTCGCATGGAGCGTATCGATTCAATGTTAACCGAGTCTGTCGAAGCTCTAAAAGCAGCCGAGGCAGAAATACAACTTTTGAAGGATAAATAAAATGTCAAATCAAAAAGATGCAGCTGTTTCCGTAATGCAAGAATTCTTCCCAAATGGCGGTCGTGATTTTGACGAGGTCTGCGCTCTGTTTGACGCGATTGTTGCTGGAAAGGTGCCAGGTATTGCGTTCACCCCAGCAGGAAGCGCACGGCAGTCAGAGGCCCAGGAGAAAGCATTATGAGCAAGCTGACAAAGATTTTCGTTACCAAATACGCGCTGAGTTCCGGCCCATTCTCTGTGATGGCAGAAACCCAAAACGAAGGAAGCATGGCTTCGTGGAAAGGCTCTGGTTACTGGAATTACGCACACGGGAAAGAATTTTGGCTCACCGAAGAAGAAGCGCTCGCCGACTGCGAGCGGCGCCGCAAAGCCAAGCTGGCATCCATCGACAAGCAAGTCAAAAAACTGAAGGCGATGGCATTCACGATCAAGGAGCTGGCAGATGGACAATAAGTTGAGCGAACTGAGCAAGCCGGTACGGACTCATCGCGACTGGAATCGCGCCTCGATGTGCCACTGCGGGAAGTGCGATCGGTGGGAAATGACTATCGCCGATGCTGATGGCGTGCAGACTTGCGCATCATGCTACGACGCAGAGTGGCTTTCAGAGTGGCAGGACTATGCCGAAGCGGCAGAGAAGCGCATCGCCGAGCTGGAGGATGGTGCTGGGTCATTGATATACGCACGGCCCCTTATCGATATGAAATCAGCACGGGTAAATGAGCTGCGTGGATTGCTGGCGCACAACATCGAGCGAGCTGAAAAAGCAGAAAAGCTGCTGGCTAACCGGGAGGTGCAGCCGGTGGGGTACGCAGAGAACGGCAAAGGATTCATCTACCCTCCGGAGCGCCAGGATCGCATTAAAAACCCTGTTGCCGTCTACACCACCCCGCCAGCGCTACCGGTTCAACACTGGGAGGATCTATGTCGCCAGAACCCAAATATGAGCATTGGTGACGCTATTATCAGAGCCGCGTGGTGGAATCACTGCCGCGCCGAGCTGCTGAAAAGCGCCACCCCGCCAGATTCAGCGCCAGCCAACGCGCAAGCTGTAGCCTGGGAAATGCGCTACTGGAGCGACGGTTACAACATCTGGGGAGACTGGGAGCGCATCACAGCAGAACAGCACGCAGAGATGAGCGTGAAGTTTGCGACGGACAACGATTACGAGTTTCGCATTCTGTACGATGCACCGCCAGCGCCAGCAGTGCCGGAGGAAATGAAGCGCGACCCTGATGCTGATGTGTTCGATCCTGGGTTTATGGATGGCTGGAACGCCTGCCGCGCCGCAATGCTGAAAGGAGGTAAATCATGAAGTTCGAAAACTGGACTATCGATGAACTGTTTGAACGGTGCATTGATGCCGAAGATGGATCGGTGTTCATGAATTCGGATGAAGTGGCCGCGTTGCGCCGAAAGATTGCAGAGCTTCGATTGGCTCAACCTGTAAGTGGCGGTTACACGTTGAACTCTCCGGTAATCCCGGATGGTTGGGTAGCGTGCACCGAGAGAATGCCTGATAACGACGAAACAAGGGCAATCGCTATCTATACAGGAAAATGCCTTGGGCAAGGAATGTTCGTTGGAACCTATGACGAAGATGGTTTTTTCGATTATTGGGAAGGAAGTGAGATTCTCTGTGTAACCCACTGGATGCCATTGCCTGCGGCGCCGGAGGGCAGGAATAATTCATCTTCTACTTGAGAGATACGAGACTCAAGTTGATAATCAATAAATTGAAATTAAGGGGATTAACATGCAGTGGAGAGCAATATCCTCTCGCTGGGTTAACGGCGAAGCTCTATTTCTTGGCGCTATAGAAGTTGGAAGGGCAATCTACGATCCTACTACTTCTAAATCAGATGATGGCAAGTACTCTGCATCTTGCTCTCTTCCGGGGCTAAAGAAAGAAAAGAAGAATTTTCAAACCATTGATGAGGCCAAGAAAGCCATAGAATGTGTGGTTAGCGAATGGATTAGGCGAGCAGAATTGACTCACAGACAACCATAATTATACTGTATGCATGAACAGTATTTTTATGGTGTGAGTTATGACTACGAAAAACGACAGCGGATATCAGGTCGTTTACCGAGGCGAGACGCTGGAGTATCCCAAAGAAGGCGGATGGGTATTCTTCCAGCGCCTGAAGGAATACGGCGGCGGGTACTGGCTAGGACGCACCTATCACGATCGCTTCGTTCTGGAGTATGATCGGCCCACTTCACTACATGACGGCATCAAATTTATCCTCGAGATGCGCGCTGCAGAGCTAAACTTTGCAACGTTCGATGATGACTTTGAGCTGATATAGGATTGGTCGATGTCATACAACATAGCGGATAAATCACCGGAAGAGCGCGAGAAGGTTAACGTGGACTTGGCTGCTTCAGGCGTAGCGTACAAAGAGCGCATGAATATGCCGATTGTGCCTGCGCAAGTTGAAGAAGAGCAGCCTTCACATCTGCGCGAATACTTCCGAGAGCGACTTCAGCATTACCGTGGCCAGAGCCACAAATTCCCAGGCCCGAATGATCCACGCTATCAACAGATGGCCGAGGCCAACGGCAAGAAGTAAATCTAACCAACTGACATGAACTCGCTACGGCGGGTTTTTTGTTGCCCGGAGAAAATTATGGAACTAAAAATCGGTCTTAAATATGTCGTAACTTCAACAACTCATGACTTCGTTCTCAATGAGGTTAAAACTGTGAAGGAAGGCAAGAATGCGGGAAATGAAACGCTCGCAGTAGTCGGATACTTCACCAAGCTAAGCCAGCTTGTAACCTACCTAATCTCTCATGATATCAAAGGGTCTGATGTTGATTCTATCAGCGCTATGGAAGCAAAGATCAACGAACTCTCTCACCAAATAGAAACCGCCTTCTTAAACAAGGCTGCGTAATTACTCATCCGGAGTAACCACTATGGACACTATCAGCGTCAGGATTCCCCGCGCCTATTTCACTGACGGGCGCGTTAGCACGGATGCATTGCAGCAGAAACTTCATCAAGCATTGTGGGAGCTCACCGGCGTTATGCCTGCTCCTGTTCGAGTATTCCTGCATGAAGGGCAAGCAATCATGGCATCCGGCTGTGGCGCTGATGATGTCGAGAACATTTTAGGATTAGGAGTTAAACATGGCTGACATCATCGACAACGCACAAGAGCAAGAAGAGCTAATCATCCTCTCTGCATTATCCAACCGGCCAAAGCCGTCAATGGTGTTTACTGGCCGCTGTTATTGGTGCGGAGAGACTATCAGCAAGGGTAATTTCTGCCTCGGCGATAGCTGCGCTGAAGACTACGAACGCCGTATAAAAGCAGATAGGCAAAGAGGTGTCGCATGAGAACAAAACAAAGCGCCCTGCTTATCTTTGATGGCCGCATGATCACCATCTATCTCGGTGCAGCTGATGATGAAGAATATGCCGGTAAGATGGCGATTCTCGAGCAGATCGTTAAACCTGGCGTAAAGCTCATCGCCGAGCAATCAACTCTCGTTTCGCACACTCCGGCAAATATCACAATCCAGTAGGTGCCAATGGACAAGTACAGCCTTTCACGCAGTGAGGCCTGTAACTTCCTTGGCATCTCTGCACCAACGCTGACTAGTTGGATACGCTCAGGAAGACTGCAGGCAACAAGAAAAGACCCATCAAAAACCAAATCCCCCTATCTAATCACTCGCCAAGCCTGTATTGCCGCGCTTAACAATCCGATCCACACTGTGCCGGTGAGCGCGGATGATGCACATGAGGAGAAAACAGCATGTCATTATTCCGCCGAGGGGAAACCTGGTACGGCAGTTACACGTCGCCAAGCGGCAAAAGAATTAAGGAATCGCTTGGGACTAAGGACAGACGCCAAGCGCAGGAGTTGCACGACCGCAGAAAAGCTGAACTTTGGAGAATAGACCGACTTGGAGATTTCCCTGAGGTCACATTTGAAGAGGCGTGCTTGCGCTGGCTGGAAGAGAAAGCGCACAAGAAATCTCTCGATGCAGATAAGGGCAGGATTGGATTCTGGCTCATGCATTTTGAAGGTGTTTTGCTGAAGGACATAACTGAGGCAAAGATTTACACCGCCGTCAGCAGGATGACGAACAGGAAGGCAGAAGAACGGTGGGCGCTAAGAGTCAAGGCTCTTGCCAGAAAAGGGATTGATATTGAGCCACGGAAGGCTGAGCCTGTATCTACCTCAACTAAGGCCAAGCACCTAGCGCTGATGAAAGCGCTAATGCGCGCTGCAGAGCGCGATTGGAAGTGGATAGAGAAGTCACCGGTTATCAAGGTGCCACAGGAAAGGAATAAGCGTGTCAGGTGGCTTGAGCCAGCGCAGGCTCAGCGACTTATTGATGAGTGTCCTGAGCCGCTTAAATCCACCGTGGAATTCGCTCTGACTACTGGACTTCGCCGGTCTAACATCATCGAGCTTGCGTGGTCGCAGATCGACATGCAAAGGAAGGTTGCCTGGATTTATCCCGAGGATAGCAAATCAGGACGGGCAATCGGCGTCGCTCTCAACGACACCGCTTGCGCCGTTCTGCGGAGACAAATAGGAAATCATCATCGTTGGGTGTTCGTTCACAAAGAACCGGTGAGGAAGATGCGAGTCGATTCTAACACTGCGTGGCGCGCGGCGTTAAGACGAGCTGGCATTGATGATTTCCGTTTCCATGATTTGCGACACACCTGGGCGAGCTGGCTGATACAGTCTGGGGTTCCACTTTCTGCACTTCAGGAAATGGGAGGGTGGGAGAGCATAGAAATGGTACAGAGATACGCTCACCTTGCACCTAACCATCTAACTGAGCATGCGAGGCAAATTGATGCGATTTTCGGAGGTTTAGTCCCAAATCTGTCCCATGATGAAACTGGAAAGACGGGATGAAAGACGTAACTCATTGATACTTAATGGCACGCCCTATAGGATTCGAACCTATGACCTACGGCTTAGAAGAAAGTGACATAAAGATTAACCTATTGTAATTAAAGGCCGTTCTGCATTCACAGTGACACGAATCGGCAAGTGATGACATATTAGTGACGCCTTAATGGCACCGTAGTGACGTCACCAATATGACACCATCCCTACCCATCAATCCCACCACCCGCTACCATTACTGCACACCCACTATCGGAGCAGAGCAATGGGCAGCATCATCCTCGCCGGCCGGCAGATTTTCATTCTCAACGAAAACGACAGATACCCTGAGCCAACGATCAACAGCCCTCCGTTTTTCGCAATCCGCGAAGACGAGGAGCAGAAGCACTGGCTCTATGTTTGGCATAAAGGGCGCTGGCCGCTCGTCTCAGAAACGCCATTCGAAACAGAGGGCAAAGCCGTTGATGCCGCGCTCTCATTCGACTTTGCCACGCTGTACAAATAGCCAGGTTCCTTCCCGGCTGCACATCACATCCCCAGGCGTGAAGCCAGAATCGCGTCTGATTCGTCTGCGGTGTGAAGACAGAGCATGTCCTGGAATGCCCCATAGCATGCATTGACGATGTTATTCGCCAGCTGCGTACCACCGATCAACATCGGCGTGGTGTAGCTGCTCAAATCAGCCAGTTTTCCCGTCGCCGCCGGCGCTGAGGTCGCAAGCAACTTCCCTTTCTCGTACCCCTCAATAACCCCTTGAGCCACTTTGAACAGGCCCGCAGATGGCACGTAGTTAGCATAGATATTCGTTGCAGCAATGAGCGAGGTGCTGGTTCCAGCAGGCCATGCGCTATCACGTGTGCCATAACGCCACGCCTCAGTAACTGCGCTGTTGTTGGTGATCATCGTCCGAAGATACGCCATCGGTAAACCTGTCAGATTGTACCCGGCAATAATTCCGTTATTGTCGGCACGATTGAGGTCGCTCATGCGTCCTGCAATCAAATAAGTCGAACCTTTATGAATGACCAGGCTCGTGCGGCTTTTGAGATACCAGCCTCCACTTGATGTGATCTGAATGATAACCGCGCGCGCCGTGGCGTCATAGGTCATCGGTAACGGCGGCGTACCTTGCGATCCAGCGATTAAATCGCCTTCGGCGCCGAGCAGGTTATAAACGGTTTGGACATTTCCAGCGCCGTCAACTTTCAAACCAAACGCAGGCGCTGCGCAGAACGTCGCCCGACTGTACATCCTGTTATTAACCAGGAAACCAAATCGTGCAAGACAACCCGGTTCGTCTGGAATAGATCCACCATCTGCCACTACCCGCGCTTTGTATGCGCTAAATAGCGCCGACGGATCAAGAATGGAAGCGGATAAGTCCAGGGCTGGGCGGAAACCAGAATAGCTTTTGCCGGTATTAATGGCTGCTGTCATTTTTAAAATTCTCCGGTCATTGGCAGGCGATCGAGGCACAGCCAGTTATAAAGAGGGAAAGGTTCGTTATTTCGGGTGATCCATCGTGATTTAATTGGGGATGAATCACGGAAGCATGTAAGCGGATAAACATGGCCGCTTGAACTTAGCGCGGTATTTGTAAAGCCGATCAGCATGTAATCGTCTGATGCGGGGGCTTTATCAAACTCAACACGAATAATGTTACCGTCAACGACGGTGACGCTCTGAACCGATGCCGAGTTTTTTTCCAGGCTAATGCCCTGATTTAAACAATCTGAGATGAACGTCGTATCAATGACGATCGGCGTATATGGGACATCACAGAGTAAATCAACAATATTTCCTGAGACGGAAAGGCTTTTTACTTTCAGCCCAGTCCACGTGCCTTTTTTCTCTGCGTTGTACAGATGCCAGTGAATGGCCTGTGCAGTATATTCCCCCTGTAGCACTTTCCCTTTTGCGTTCAGATGACTGAGCGAGTTGTCGTTGTAGAGCCAGTTCAACGGGTATTTAGGGCCGTACATAATCGCCGTGGCGGGGTTCTGACGCACATAAGCAAGCTGATCAACGGCAGGCACAGAATACGGTTGAACCACGATGCTTTCGCCCATCGGGTTACCCTCTTCATCAACGGCTCCAGCTTTGGTGTTGCTGCGACTGCCGACCTGCCCGATAACAATCAGGAAATCGTCTGTCTGGCCGGTAATGGATTTAAAGTCGATTTGAATGCCGGTGAAATAAACATTTTCCCTAGCAAGGTAATCGCCCGGATTTGGGTTATCTCCATTATCAGAATCCGATTCTCCGTTCTCAAGCGTCAGAAATTTAAAAACATAATTTTTTCCGACACCGTCCGCCGCATTCTTGGCCATCTGTACAAATTTCAATCCATTTTCGTAAGGCACCGTACCTCTGCTGATTTGTATAAACGAGCGGCCACCTGCAGCAAATGCTGAATGGATAAACACAATATTCCCCACATCCATTTGCATCAAAACGGTATACATTGGCAGGATGTTTCCCTGACGATATGACGGATAACTCATATCGTTCATCGTTGAAACATCGCTCTCATTTACTGGTGTAATATTTTTCCCTTCAGGACGCCCATTATATCCTGCCAGTAATCGCCCTCGGTATGCCGGGTCTTTATTCACGATATTTGAACCCGCGAAATCAGACTCGAGGTTTAATGATTGGCCACTAGAGCCACCACCATGCACCTCGTTTGCATCGATCGGCATTTCTCGAATGGATGGCTCGTACTTAACCCCACTCCCTGCAGTTGCTTCACCTCCAGGCACATAACTGAAAATAAATCCGGTCGATGTCAGTTTTTGGGCGGTGAGTACTGGCCTCTCAGACCACACAACATTTCCTCGCCATGCCGCCGCCGGCACGCCGTTCTCGGTTTTTATCGTTGCAAGGGACTCACCCAGATTATCCTGAAGCGGGCCTTCAATACCTGGAATATAGAAACCGCCATCATCATCAATAGCGAGCAGTGCCGACTTTAAATCATCTGCTAAAACCACATATTGAAATCCCACAATGCGACGAGAAAATGTTGATGAACAAAGCGAGGAAACACGATCCTGAAGTGCATCGTCCATCCCGACAATGTTCATAGCACCATCATCGTCTATTGTGATAAGCCCGAGCTTTCCTGATTTATCCACCAGCGCCCATTGAAGCCCTTTATATCTGTTCGCTAATGATGTCGGGATCAACTGTTCAACATATTCCTGTATCCCGCGAGCAAGACCGGCGAGCCACAATTCACCATTATCGTCTACACCAAGCAGCGTTTCAGATGGGCCGTTTTTCGACTCCAAAGAAAATTGCCACCCTGTAGACGTGTAGTTTTTTAGCATCGATGTGATGTTTTTAAGTTGCGAAATATCGGCCAGGTTTGCCAACGTCTGTTGGTAAACCATTTGCACGAATTGCTCACTTGATATTTTCACACCCGTTGGTGTAATTACACCGCCAACGTTTTGATATTTTTCAGCTACAGCGCCATCATCATCAGACCAGATAAAGAAGAACGCGCCATCCGGTATTTCTCCAGATGCAATAGCAGCGACTGCCTGCTCTTGAGTGTATGTTTTACCTAATGGAGAAAGATTTTTCCTGATGCCTTCTAAGGTGTATCTTTCCACCCCAAACCGATCAAAGTAATTTTCAGCATTGGAATTAACCACCTCGTCTATTTTTTCCGCGTTAAACTTTAAATCAATTACATCGTTACTTGGAATGGGTTTGCTGGTTGGTGTGGTCATTTACGCTGTAACCTCGTAATTATACATTTCATCGTTGTATTCAGACATGGTTAACGAGGTAGTCCCGTCGCCATTCGGTTTCTTTTCAGTAATCGTCCACTTCGTTGCGTCCATCTCCATCTGTGTGGCAATGACGTAACGAGACGGCGACTGTGTGTTGTAGCCGTCATAGAGGTTGAGGGTTATTGCTGGTACTGCTGCAGCGAAGCCAAATATGGTATCTGTGCGAGGAAATGCCTGGACGCGCGCTGTAGGCGCACCGATTGCATCAGTAACGACCACAAACATATCCCCAGACCACTCGATCCGTTCGCTGGTATCGAAGTTGTTGCCGTTACGCGCAACAATATAGCCATCCTGTTGGTTCGCGTCGTAGATATCAGCAACCTGTACCATCTGCCCGACGTTCACCCATTCACCATCGGCCAGCGCGCGGATAGTCATCGTTTGGCGTGAATACAGCAGCCGGCGAACCTCTTTCAATGCCCGATCACGCGCTTGGTACGAATTGCGGATAAAGAGCATGTCGAACTTCTTCGCCTTTACCGGTTCCCCTTCTTCTATCGAATTGCCGACGATCCGGTAGCGGATGAATGCCTGTTTATTCGTGACCGGGTTTCGATACTTGACCTCCACCCCATCAAAACCACCCGGCAGCGTCATGTCGTAGGAAAGGCTGTAATCCTCCGCTTTCATGTTGGCGCGGTTGAACACCGTCGTTGCACTTGGCTTCCGTTCATCGCGCGTGAAAGACAACACCCCGCCATCCCAAAACGCTGTTACCGTCGCCGCATCACAGATCGTCTGAATCCGAGAGCCCAGCGAGATATCTTCGTCATCGAAGGTGTAATCGAAATAACCCAGGCGCTGATCCGGCAGCGATGCTGCGATAGAGTAAAGTTCATAGATATCGATGCTCGACTCTGGCTGGCCGCCCATTTTTAGCCAGGTGTGCAACACAGCGTCTGCAAACGATCGTGAAGGCCTTTCTGTGTAATCGACCGCCTGTGTAGCCAGGTTGTAGCTAATGACATGGCGGGTGATTAACGCGTTATATTTTCGCTCCCTTGCACTTGTCGCTCGTTCTGTCGCAGTGACAGTGACGGTTACGAGCGTGTCATTCGGGTAAACAACGTTGGTGCGCGTCCTGACGATGTGAACAGCTTCGACCTTCAGGATTGAGTGATCGTTACTGTTATTGGTGCGGATGAACGTTACCGCATAGCGGCCATTGCCAGACACTGGCGTGAATTTGAACGTCCTATACTTTGTATCCGCGTTCTCGTCATCGTTATTCAACCCGACGTTGTAGCTTTCCAGCGTGCCGGGTATCTGGTTGTTATCATCATCAACCTTCCAGAATGTGACGCTGGTTCTGGCGTAGTCACCATGTCCTAACTGCGCCTGCAGATGAACCCAAAGCTGAGTCCCATCAACCGGAGAGAACGATGGGCCGATTGCCAGCGGTTCATTGTCGTTAAGCGTGAATATCGACGTGTTGATTACCGCGTCGTCGGGGATCTGGCTGATATCGTTGCCGCCCAGATTTACAAACGTGAACTCGTAGAAATACTGTGGGTTCACTGGGGCGCCATCGTCTGTTGTCGTCGCGCTGAAGAGATCGGCAAATACCGTGATATCGCGAGTTACTGGCCCCGACACCGTGTTGTAGGTGACATTGACTACGAACGATACAGAATGAGGCTTAGGCAGGTCATAGAAGTAATCAAAGTCGCTGTTCTGCTTGATTTTCACCTTTGCCTGTCCGGCGATGAACTCGCCAGAAACCATATCGGTGGTTGTCGTCGCCGTCTCTGCTGGGAAATCACCGCTCTCGTTCGGCCCCGGCAGTTCTTGGCCGTCGATGTCGTCGAAAGCGAAACCTTCATTGATCAGAGGGATGTTCTCGCCTGGCTGGTAGATGCGGTATGAAGCACCGGCCAGCGCGCCGAGGTTCGATTCTGAATACCTTACTGACGTGACGTCATACCGGCCGAGCCCGAAGTTCATCCACTCTGTGACTTTCTTGATGTTGTTGTCGTACTCGAACAGCGACTCCTGAATCAGGTCATGGTACGCGCGCACCTGGCCGTAGTTGTCAGGCTTTGCCTCACCGTTTCGCGCAATGTTGGTTTGCCCTTTCAGGCTGTTATTCGGGGATGTCTTTGCGTTGCTGCTTGTCGCCACACCCGCGCTTGGCTGGCCGAGCAATGACGTCAGGATTTTTTGGACAAACTTTATCGGAGCGAAAATAGGACTTAGCACTTTGCCAATGGTGCCGCTTTTCGGCTGGTCGAACACGCTGATTACGTCGCCGTCGTTGAGCGGGAAATTCAACTCATCATCGGGCTGCAGCTTTACGCCGTTACGCAGAATTTCAACATCACAGTGAAGGTTGGCCGATTTAAGCCAGGGATAGAACATGCTGCCGGCGGGAAGATTATGCCGTTCTTTCGGCAACCCCGGCACGCGCTGTACTTCGATCAACGGCATAGTCGTAAAACTCCAATTTGGTGAAAACTCGCTCCAGCGTCCGCAGCTTGTCAAAGCGCACATGCCCCGCTTCGCCGCGGCTGTGAAATGCTTGCCCATCGATGACCAAACCGACGTGAGCTGGCTGACCGCCGTAATACGCGATAAAAATGCTACCGTCGGCCGCTTTCTCGGCCTGATGCCAGAACACAACATCACCGGAAAAACACGTCAGGAAGTCGCTGCCGGCTTCGTAGTCCGGCGTTTGGTGTATCTCTATGCCGAGCACATGCCGGTAATACAGCACCACCAACCCCCAGCAATCAGCCGTGTCGAACGAGCACGCCCGATCGCGCCACGGCTTACCCTCCATGGTGTGAATGAAGTCAGATTTATGCATTGGCGAGTCCTGGGAATTCCGTGGTGTTGTAGAGAAAGCCGATGTTGTTGTTTAGCGGGTTCTGCAGCGTGAGCGAGCACGTTACGTCAGCCTCATCGAGAGAGGCATCTTTCACATATAGCGTCCACGACTTCAGCGGCGTGTTCATGTCCGCCGCATCGAAACGCTGATATGTGGCAGAGATCGGCGTTATGCGTGAGTGCGCGCGCCACAACTTCAACTGCTGCTTGAAGTCCTGCGCAAGGCGGCCGAATTTGACTGTTGAGTTGATCACCGGCGTGCTGCTCTGCTGGCTCTCTGCGACCTCCATCCGACACGGTGAAAACACCTGGCCGGCGAACGTCTTTGGGTATATCTGGTTTGCCACCAGCCGCAGAACGCCAAATGACGGATGGCTAAACGTCATCGTGTCGTAGATGATCCTGTTAGGCCGCTGTGACTGAAATTCTCGTAATGTAGGCATTTAAAACTCCGGCATGTCGCGGTTGACCACTTCATCAATGATCCCCCACTGATATGGCGGCAGCTCAACAATGACGTCTGAGAACTCGTCATCCGGGTTGTAGACCTTCCGGGTGATTACGCTCGCCGTCCATGTGGTCGTGTTGCCGTTGATGCTCGTTTGCACCGGCGGTGCCACAAAATGCAGTTCCTGCAGTTGCAGGCCAGATCCACCCAGATTGCAAAGCATCGTGAACCACTGATTGCCGTTATCCAGGTAACGAGGGCTGCGATACCACTGCTCGAATGCCCGATCTTCTTGCAGCGTGAAAATCCACGTCAGCGACCAGGTAGTTTTGAGGTCATCTGTCAGGCGCTGAAAGATAGGCGCGCCCACTGCCGGCTGATCGGTGCGGAACCCGGCATCAATCGTGCGACTCTTGTTGGCCTTCTGGGGAAGTGATAGCCAGTCGGGATAAGGTATTGCCACGGTTTTCTCCCGGTAATAAAAAACCCGCCGAAGCGGGTTATGGAGGTTTGAGTGCTGCTATTCAGTGGCTTTGCGAGGCGCCTGGTGATACTGGGATATACCCTGGCTGATTTGGCCGCCCTGCTGCAGATCAGCCAGCACAATGCGCACCACATCGCTACCATCAGCACCTTTGCTGGCCTGGGTATCCATTACACCAGCACCGGATGAGTAGTTTTCGATAATGATGGTTGGCGCCGCACTGCCGCCGCCGGTCATCTGCTTGTTGCTAATCACCTTGCCGTTGTCACCGGGGATCATGTACTGCTTACCAGTGCTCGCCTGGTAAATCTCTGGCTTGCCTCGCTCACCTACCTGGTACATCGCGCCAGCGCTCACAGGGCCGCCGTTATAACGCGCTCCAGCCAAAGCCAGCCCACCAGCCAATCCCACGGTTGAGGTTATCCCTGCAGCCGCTGGAGCTGCGTTAGCGCCAAGAGTTGCCAGTGATGCCATTGCGGCCGCCGGCGCCCAGGCAGAAGCCGTTGTTGCAGCCATACCCACAGATGACGCCACGGAGGCGGCGCCAAGCGTCTGGCCGAGGATGTAGTTTTTCAACGCCTCCACGCCCACCTGAACGATGCTATTTATCACACTGTTCAGAATGGTGTTGCCAAGCGACCTCATCGCCTCTTGTGCCGACATGGTGCCGGTAAGCAGCCCAGTAATAGCGTTTGAGGCATTACCCGAGAAGGCATCAACAGCGCTCGTCAGCATGTTGTAACCAAGGCTTTGCTGGCTCAACAGCTGCCACTGCGCCGCCGTCTGCTGCTCCTGGTATTGCTTCTCCTGGGCAGTGCGCAAAGCCAGGTACTGATCATCCGTGGCCTGTTTAGCCAAGATGAATTGGTCATAGCTGATTTTTCCCTGCTGGTAACTCTGCAGCAGTATCGCCTGCTCCTGCTGTTGATACTGCTGCATCAGCGCCAGCTTCTGAGCATTCTCATTCGCCAACTGCTGAACCGGATCAACTTCAGCACGTGCAGATGCGACAGGGTTAACTAAAGCCTGAGCGTTAATCTTCGCTAAGTTGTTCTGATGCTCCAGCGCCATTTTCTCGGTGGCGGTGTTGTACTCCTGAAGGTCAATCTTTCCGGCATCCAGCGCAGCTTTCAGGTTCTGCATGGACTCGGCGTATGCTTTATTCTCTGCCTTCTCAGGCATAGCCTTGATCGCCTCAGTGACGCCTTTAGCTGCGGCGGCCGCATCCCATGCTTTTGCGGCATATTCCCCGGCCAGGGCTACCTGTGCTTGCGTCGCGCCTTTACCGAGTGATTGCTGTGCGGTTAGGATCGCCTGCTCTCGGCTAAGCTCACTTGTTGAGCCCGCCGCAAGTTCAGACTGCTGTTTCAGGTTTGCCAGCTTCTGAGCAACGCTTTCAGCTTGATTGGCTGACTTCTTGCCCTCCGCTATTCCTTCCTTGGTTGCCTGCTTTTGCTCCTGAATCGCCTTGGTTGCATCGAACTCTGCACCAGCCCTTTCGCGTGCCAGCATGACGTCTTGCTCGCTACCGCCGAGTGTTCTGATGTCCTTCTCTGCCTTAAGCTGGGCGCGCTTCCTGTCGTTAAGTTCGCTCTGAATCTCAACCTGATCATTCAGCTTGTCCAGATAGTCCTGAACGTTTTTAGGCCGTTCAACGATTAGGCTTTGCGAGTTGAATTTGTCCTTAGCCCTGCTGGCGAAATCCAATGCATGACCGAAACTGTTCATCATCCCAGCTGCGACACCGGCCTCTTGCCCATCGCGACGCAATAGATCGATACCTTCATTTAAATTTCCGTTCAACTGAGCGCGAAGGATCCCAGTGCGGCTAATTGTTTGGCTCAGCTTGTTTTCTGCAGCATCGACCTTTCCAGCCTGGATCTTAATGTCACGCATGACCTGAGAATAATCTTCTGCTACAGAGGCGGCTCCACGGATATTAGCCGCCTGATCTATAAATGCCTTTTTGTCTTGCAGGGCATCCATTTCAGTTCGAAGGTCAATAATCGCATTCTTCTGGTCTATGATAGATTGCTCTGCCTTGGCAATTTCCGCACTCAGCTGCGTACTATTCATTTCCTTCATTTTTGCAACTACGCCAGCCAGTTTGTCAGCAAAGTCGATGCTTTCTTGCTTAGCCTGCTGTGCGCGTTGATAGAAGTAGAATATCGCTGCAGATGCGAGCGTTGCCGCACCAACCAAGCCACCAAGCGGGGTTAACGCGGCAAGAAGTGCTGAGCGGAGAGAGCCCTGCGCAATCGCTGCCCTAACCGCTGCGGCTGTATTCGCTATCGTTGCTGCTGTTGCAGCCGTCAATGCAGAAATATACCGCGAACCAATTACCGCAGAGATAGCCAAAATAACGTTTGAGACGGCAGAGAGGTTTTCACTCAGGGTAATAATGGCATCGTTGAAGACCATCACGCCGGTTTTTACCGTTGTTGAACTACCGATAAATTTGGTGATGTTGTTGCCGGCAATTTGGCTAGCCTGGCCAATAGTCATCGTAGTTTTAGCAAACTCCTTACCTATCGCATCGCCCTGTGAAAGCAACCCATTAACCACTACATCAGTAGTTAATTTTCCTTGTGCTGCCATCGTTCTCATTTGCCCAACCGATACCTTCATCGAGTCAGCAAGGGCTACGATTAGCCTATTACCTTGTTCATTTACTGAGTTGAACTCCTCACCCCGAAGAACGCCTGACGCAAGACCTTGTGATAACTGAATAATAGCATTCTCTGCTTCTTGGGCTGTGGCGCCTGATACGACAAAACCTTGGTTAATGATTGTTGTTAGTTTTGCTAGATCTCCAGCAGAGGTGTTATAGCTTCGCGTAGCACGTTCAAGCCGAGCATAAAGCGTCGCAGTGCCGTTCAGGCTGGATCGCGTATCTTGTGTGATCTGAAAGACTCGCTCAGTCACATCAGCCAGAGTTTCATTAGTCCTTACTGCGTTAGCTAGTTTGTTGTTTAGCGTTGTCCATGCGTCGGCATATGACATCACCTCCCGGAAAGATAAAGCAGCTGTAACAGCCGTAGCCACACGTGAAAGTGTTCCAAATGTAGAGCCTGTAGCAGCTGCCTGGCGTTCTAATTTTGACAAACTGGCATCGGCTTTTCCTGACTGCTTCTCCATTTCACCAAGCACGGTAGATGCCTTACGGCTACCAGTGATCATTTTTGCAGTGTCGATATCTACCTGATAAACGAGGCTGCCGCCGTCTTGTTCTGCCATTTAGTGTTCTCCGGGCATAAAAAAACCCCGCCGAAGCGAGGTTATAAGTTTTTTTGAGAGAAATTATTTCTCTAGATGGTCAGCTAAGCCATTGTTGATATTTTTCAAGATGTCTAACTTTTCGTTTTCTCTTTTTTCCAAAAACTCAACAATCACCCCAGTCATAGCAACCAAGGTGCCGATGATAGCCGTTGCACTACCTGCAATTGTGTAAATCTCTCGGTTTGCCATCAGGCCACTGTTGTAAACCTTATCAACGTAGCCAACAGTAACTTCCATACCAATAGCGTAACCAACAGTAATTGCACCAACTAAAATCAGCAGCCCACCAATCAACTTAAGCATTTCGTCCTATTCCCATAGACAAGTAACAAGTCGTTACATGGTAGCAGAGGCGTCGGCGGTGGCAACGAAAAAACCCGCAGCTAAGCGGGTTGAGTTATTTGGTCTACGATGGCTTTATGCGACGTCAGCGCCGTGGATCAGGTGGCGTAGCGCCTCGACTCCGTTGGCATTGTATCTGAACGCCTCAACCTGCTTCGCCGAGTGCGCCGACTTGTCCAGGAAGAACTTGCCGAACTCTTCAGTTTTAAGGTTGTGCTTGTTGGCTATACGGCCGATTTTGTTCGCTGACACATCCAGCATTTTTCCCACCTCTCCCGCTGTGTAGTGGCTCTCTTCCATAGCCGGCAGCGGGATGGCATCGAAACCGGCCACCGGATTGATGAGGCTGGCAGCAGCTACCTGCTTCGCCTCAGGCGCCAAATGTGGCATCAGGTCAAACAGGTTTGTGACGGCTTCGACGGTGAGTTTCAATGTGCGCGCCTTTCGATACTCAACAAGGCCAGTAGCGGACTTTCCAGCTTTGAGATGTGCCTCATTCATCGCTTCCAGCTTATCAACCAAAGATCGGCGAACGGCCTTCGATTCACGCGCGGCCACTCGAAGGGATTGCTTAATGGTCATGTGAATTATGTCTATTTCCTGACCGTTTTTCCGACCTACACTTTTAGTGTAGGTCTCACCCTCTAACTCATCTTCGACCTTCTCGATGAATTTGTTGTTGCGCACCGGTGGTTCACCGCACTGCTTGCGAGCTTCGTTAACCATCATAAGCAATGATTGGCTATCGATGTTTTTCTCAGTGACAGATCCACCATTATTTGCTAAAGTCAATTTAGTCATTAGACGTTCCTATACGTTAGTAGACATAGCCGCCAGCTCCACACTGGCGGTTTTCTTTTTGCGCCATCCCATGCGCCTGTCAGTGCAACTCCCCTTTCCCATTCAGTCTGTCCAGCATTGGTGCCGCGTGACGAGCATGGAAGCTGTTCATATCGATATTTGCCGTTTCGCGTATCAACGTTTCACGCGTCTTTTCAATCAGGTGGCGCATCTCATGGCCCAGGTCGTAGAAATACCCGGAATATGTCGAACCGATCTGCTTCATAGCTGGGTAGATCGCTTTACTCACCCGCTGCCCCTTGTCCATCCAAATCCACATGTACGAAAGACTGATCAACTCTTCATCAGTGAACTGCTTAGCGATTGGCGAGTGCTCGACTTCGCGATCCAGAATATTCAGAACCCAACGGCGGAACTCTTTGGCTTTATCCGTAGTGGCGAACATAGCGATCAGATGACAACCGCGAAGAGAGAACACGCGGACGCTTTTTTCACGTAAGTTATTGTTTATTCCATTAGTCATCATTTTGATGACCATTGACATGCTGCCTGTAAACTCATCGGAATTGCGTGAGTAAATTGTTGATACGCTCTTGCTTGAGGCGTAGCCAAGCGCCTTCGCCAGGTCTGCAGAGGTCAACCAGATATCGTTCATCTGCGGAACGGGTGACAGGTTAATGCCGTGGAAATTAAGTTCTGAATTGGCTATACTTTTCATGTTGGTTTCTCTCAAAGTTTCCGACACAGAAACCCGGTTCGTGTTCGCGCACTGCCGGGTTTCGCCTTTTTGGTTACGCACTTTTTGCCCGCCCAATCGACCGATTCATCCTCTCAGTAAGAACCCTGACTATTTCGCTGTTTAATGACCTTCCGGCAGCCTTTGCTTGAATGCTCATCCAATCTTTCACTTCTGCCGGCATCCTTACCGGATACGGATTTACTTGCTTTTGCTCTTTCATAACCCACCATAGATACATAAAGATACATTGTTGTTTGAGGTCACACCCAGATTATGATCCATTTTGTATCGTTGTCAATCTCACAGGATAAATTATGATGTATCTATTTCTATCTTAACAGGCCGGAATCATGTCCAAGCAATACTCTCCTTACCCATTCAGAATGCCTGCCGAGATTCGTGAACAGCTAGAGGAAAAGGCTACTGAGGCAGGAAGAAGCCTTCAGCAAGAGATGCTGCGTAGGATTGAGCTGACCCTTAAACTAGAGGGGGCGCTTAAAAGTCGGGTTAATAGTATTGATGGTCTACATGACTTAGTTTTTGACACCATCATGGAAAACAAGAAGCTAGAATCACAAGTAAGGGTCCTCACTGAGAACATGACGAAGCTGCAGGAACAAAACAGAGTTCTTGCCATGTCCACCCGAATAAGCGAAGAGCAGCGATTTGATGGAGTAAGGAGGAACTTGTCGATTATTAGGGATGCTCTCGAAAAGGCCGAGAAGTCACTCCCCCCTCAGACGGAAGAGCCTTTCGATAAACGGCCTTCATATAATCCTAACAAAAAGCCCACCTAAGTGGGCCACATGAACCAGAAAGCAAAAAGCCCACTCAGGTGGGCTTTTATCAGTCAGTAGTTTCTCTCGGCACGCTTCATCAGTCTGTCTTGTGGCGATTGAGTTTTGGTAGACAGAGGAGCGACAAACTCTTTCCACTCTTTGCTGTCTTTCTGAGCAGACGATTGTTTGCTATTCAATTGATAATCATCGTTCTGGCCTGCGCATCCTGATAGAACCATTACACCCAAAGCAACTAGCAGTGACTTACGCATATCTATATCCTTATAGGAACAAACAACTCATCAAATGATAACGAATCTCACTTGTGAGGTAAAGCAAGCCATAGAAAGCAAAAACCCACCTCTTGGGTGGGTTTTGTTAAACACGTCTACTTAGTCTTCTTCGATCAAGGAAGAAACTAATTTTTCTACCTCTTCTGCATCCTGAATGCAGACCACAGCAGCAACGCGATTAATTTTTTGTGAAAGCTTGTAATCCGCAGAAACTCTGTGGAAATGCTGAGTTTTGAGCTTTAACCCTATTTTTTTAACCAGCACAGGGTCGAAACCATGATCTTGAGCCGCCTCACCACTACAAAGATAGGTGTAGAACCTTGCATGCGTCCCACCAGGTATCTTCACACCCTGCTTGTCGACTGTGGGAACTGAGCCACCAACCACTCGTAGTGCAGAATGATACATGCAATAGTAGGCTCGACTTACGGCATTGCGAGTCCATTGCTCACCGGAGTTAGCAATGGAAGCCTTCGCCAATTCCATAAAACAATCGTGATTTACAGGCATTCTTTACCACCTGGTTCAAAGAAGCCAACGCAGCAACCTGTCTCCAACCCAGCATCGATCATTTCGTCTAACAATTCATTGTTCAAAGCTTGAATGTAGTCTGCATCGTCTGTATTTACAAACAAACAGAACCCCATCAAACCTTCATCATCATCATCTACTCGACTGATATCTGACGGCAGACGATGGCGCTCGGCGACTGACATAACAACTTTCGCTACAGCACTTACCTGTTTTGCCTTGTCTCCATACCCAAGCATGCGCTCATACATAGCTATTGCCTGCGTGGCTGGTTCGCTCAGTTGTATTTCCATAGCTCTTACCATGGGAACCACCTTATCCAGCAACTCCATATCAGCCCAAAAGGCTCCGATTATCAATGCTTCAACCAGCAATGCTGGTTCCCTGACAACCAAAGAGCGCTTGAGAATCTCCAACTGCTTGCTGTGTAAGGCTTTATTTCCAACAACTCGGGAAAAATTCCCCCACGATACAGCATCATAAGGAGCCAGAGCCAGCGCCTTCTCAAGCAGTGAGTACCCTTCTTCAAGATCGTCACCCACGATCCTAACCAAACCTTCAATAGAGAGCCCCTGATAGCGATCTGGCAACTTTCTTGCCTCTACGATAACCCTTCTAACCTCGATTTCACTGAGCAAGTTCTCCCCTTTGATCAGAGATGGTGTCAGTATGTCGAGCAGTTCGCCAGATTTTGGTTGTGGGACTCTCATCATTCTTCTTATGTGCTGTTTTTAGTGACAAAAAATGCAACGCCTAAGACATTGCATCAAAACTGGACCTTACGTACGCTTCGAAGTGTATTACCTTAGTCATATTCTTTCAATGTCGACAGCACGTTTCTTACTGTCTATTGCCCTCTATTGCTGTCTATTCGCCCTGTAGTGAACCCATAAAATCCATCGCACATCCCCATGCATGCAAAACTCGCTGCTGTAGTTTGGTTCTGCTGCGATTTTGGGCTATCGATTTTTTTGCGTTTTCATCATCGCCTGCCAGCGCTTCTCATCTTCTTCCATCACCTGATCGTACTCTTCGCGCGTGAAGCCTTTCTGCTCTGGGTACTTTGCCGCCAGCAGCAACTGAAACTCGGTCATCGAAAGGCGCTCTGCTTCAGCGCGGGGCATGTTGAAGTGATTCCGTGCTGCGCTGATGTACTCGAAGGCGTTGAACTCGTTCACGTAGCTGTTCGACTCGTGTCGCTGCAGCTTGCGTATCTTTGCCTTGCCGATGATGCCGTGAGTGATCAGCGACTGGCCGATTACGATGATATCACTCGCCTGCATCTTGCCGCGGCGAAACACGAAAGCCCTCTTCCCTCGTTTGCTTGGCCGCAACTCTCCCACCAATGCGCTAAGGTCATCATCACAGCATGCCTGCATGACGATCATCCCGGCGAATATTGCTGAGCTACTGAATGACGGCGCGTTGATGTATGCCAGCAACCACCCAGGAACCTCACCGTATGCCTCAACAGCGGCTTCAATTAACCGTGGCGCCTCACTGGTATGGAGTTCAGCAAATCGCTCTACAATCTCCGCTGGCGAGCCTATTCGGGTCATGTTTGCGAACGAAGGTTGAAGGAAGTAATCGCGATCGGCATCGGTGATGACCATCTCGCCTAATTCAGTGATTGGTGTCATTTAAACCTCAAAACGATGGCATCCCTGCCAATCTTCAGTCAAAAGCCAGGAAGGTACATCTGCACTTCATCAGCAATACGTTCTCGGGCAGTGTGTAGAAGGCGTTTTCGACCGCCGACACCCCACTTCGCCATTTGGCTGGCGCACTGGCTTATTTCCTTAGATTCGGTCTTGATGATGTGGTCTATTTTGTTCAGACGCGACATGGCATCAAAACCTTTTCTGACCAATGCTTGAAAAGTCTGGTAAACACGAATCTCAAATTCGGCACTGAGCCACGCCGCATAGCGGATTGCCACAAGCTCTAGCGCCCATACACCATGATGTAGCCCGCCATTAATCGTTTGCACCGCCGTGCATTTTTGCACTCTGCTCAAAGTATCGACAAAGTTACGAACCTGCCGGCTTCGCATAAACTGGCTTGGTCTCTGGTTTTCCGTTGCATCTCCATTGGAGACAGCAGCGGCATGCAGGTCATTAAGGTTATAGCGACCTTCTTCATCAACACGAACGGAGACGCCATTTACTGCTACGGTTGGATAGTTCATTCGGATTACCTTTTAGTGATGAACCTTGTCGCACAGGAAACGGCCCCAAGAAGGCTCCGACAGCCAGCCGGTTCCTCAAGGGTCATCCTGAAAGGTTCTTGGTTTGATTACTGCGCGTGCGGTGCGCGATGAATTTCAGGTACAAAAAAGCCCCGCATGAGCAGGGCTAGTCTTTGTCAGATCGACGGTCAGTTTCCCGACCATTTGCTATGCGGTAACGGTGATCGCGCTGGTTGACGTTTTGGCGCCATCGTTGGTGGTAAACGTGATTGTGGCCGCGCCGGCAGAAACGCCAGTAACGAGACCTGACTGATTGACGGTGGCCTTACCGGTTGCCGAGGATGACCAGGTGCCGGTTTTGTCGCTGGCATCAGCCGGCGCCACGGTAGCGGTAAGCTGTTGAGTAGCCCCTACAGCAATGCTTGCTGTTGATGGCGCCACTGTCACACCGGTAACCGGTACATCCGCGGCGACTTCAAATACGACAGTATCGGCATCAGCAACTTTCCACTCGCCGGAGAAAGTGGAGATGTCGCTCGTGCCAAAATCACCAGACCACGATGTGGTGTTGAAGTAGCCCATGATGTAGGTGCCGGAATCTTCGCCGACGAAATCGAATCGAACCCAAATCGACGGCTGCCGGCCAGCCTGCACTTCATCGAAAATGTACTTGGAGATGTTGAGAGCGCCGATCTCAGTGGTTTTGTCTTTGCGGCGGAATTCACCTTCACCGGAAATGGTGAAATCCATGTTAGTTACCAGGTTCTCCACCAGCCCTTTCGCGTCGTCCGCTTCAGACGTCACGGAGTTTGGCGAGAAGTCGAAGCCCTTGGTGGTCAGCGCGCCGAGGCGCTTCCAGTCACTCAGTGCCGGCAGCGTGTCAGCACAGCCGAAAGCCATACGCAGCACCGCGACTTTACCGATCAGCTTGCCGGTATCATTTGCACAACCTTGCATGTGTTACCTCTTCAAATAAAAAAGGCCGCCCATAGGCAGCCTGATGGATAGATATGTGCGTTATTCGCCGTAGGTGCAGCAGACTAAAAGTCGGTAGATTAATCGCCCCTCTGCTGATGGGATTGGCGTTGGAGAGCCTCCAAGCAGACGCATAGCGCCAACACAGCTATCAGCGCCCTGCTGGCTGCTGATGTAGTCGGCGATTTTGTTCGCCGAGGCATCTGCTTCTGCGTTCTTCCCTTTGGCCCCGACAACATCGACCATTACGAAGAAATCTCCGCCGCGGTCGTATTGAATATCTGAACCACCGCCAGGACGGAACACGATGAAGGCGTCGGATAACTTGCCCGTGTCGTTCCACATCAGCGTTTGGATGGTGAGCCCCGCGGTTAGGCCTGCACTCTCGAAAAGATTTCGTAGGCGGAGATACATTTGAGGTGTCACAGCATCATCTCCTTCCTGATTATCTCGCCCACCTGCCGGCGGGTTTTCTCTGCGGCCTTGGTGAGGAATTTAGGTTCACCAGATGGATCCCAATAATTACCGCCACCTTGCGACTTAGGACGCGGCATCCCTTTTAAGATGCCACTGGCGTTATGGACATAGACCGCATAGTTGGCCGAATACCCGATACGCCCAGTGATGCGTGTTCCATTCACTACGGGGGTATCCTGGTATTGCGAGTTAAACAGTACCGAGGTTTTACCTATTGGGGTCATCAGGGCTGCCTCATTGCCGATGATAAACAGCGCTGTTTTGATAGCCCTGACTGCCTTTCTCGTCCTGACATCCTCAACCACGGCATCAAGGCGCCGCTGGGCCTCTTTGATACCCTTTATCTTTACGCCCATCGCTACGCTCCCGTCAGAATGGCTATATCCTCTGCCAGGCGCTCAAACGTGTCGGCATAGCGGATCACTTGTACCACCTCATCGGCACCCGCGGCGATCGGGTCTACCATGGTAGACACGCCGATAAGCAGATAGTCGCCTTTCTTTGCTTCGGTGAATTCAGTCCACACAGTGTTTTTAACGGTTATTTCCGAACCGATGTTGTTCAGCTTCGCCGAGAGTCCGCCCTGGTAATCGCACATGATAATTTCAGGCGGAGCCCAGCCCAGAGGATCGCCCGCTTCGCTATTGCCAAGATTACGCCAGATTGTGGCCTCAGCCGTGTATGACCAGTTGGCTAATGATGACATGTCACTCTCTCCAGCTAATCACCGCAGGCCGTTCTGCCGCGATTTTCGGGCAATTAAATTTCCACTCACCGCGGTCGTTAACGAATCCCGTGGTTTGCCTGGCCGTGTCAGTCTTCACCCAGACGCGTTCAAAAGGCTTTGGTAACCGTTCGACGACAGGTATCCATGCCATCAACCACCACCGCACATGCAGCCGCCCTTGCCGATCCAGACACCGGCAAAAGCCTTGTTTGCTGGGTCAGGTGGAATCAGTCCTATAGCGCACCCTTTTTTGTCCAACCCGCGCAGCAGGTTCAGCGCCCCCTTCCAGCGATCGCTAAATGACTGATAGCGGAACGAACGCGATGCTCCGCTTGGCGCCGTTTGAGAGCTGATGTATTTATCGCCCTGGCCTAATCCCATGAGCCCGAGAAGATAAAGTTGGATGAGTAACGCTGTTGATGCTGGGTAATTCGCATCCAGACATTCCTGAATGCTGTTCACCTGCTCCACCAGCGCATCCAGGACGAAATCAGGCAAGGTGATACCCTGTGACTCCAGATATTCCTTGGCCTTTTCTTTAGTCACCATGGCTGATTCCTGTAAGAAGAAGCCCCGCCGAAACGGGGCATAAAAAAACCGCCTTGGCGGCGGCTGTTATTCAGCAGGGAACAGATTTTCGAGCTCGCCTTCCGGCAACAGTTCAGCGAGCTTTTCTTCGCCGAGGTTGCCTTTGAACTCAATCCCCAGATCAGTGAGCCGCGCCTTGATAGCATCCTTGCGCGACCTTGTTTCGTTGCCAGCATCCGGGGTGGCCGGGGTCAGCTCTCCGCCGGCCTCGCCACGCATCAGACGCACGTTAGATTTCAGCGCTGGGTGAAGGTTTTCCAGTTCCAACACATCCCCGATCTCTACGCCATTCCAGGGGCGAATAACTTCGTATTTAGCCATGTTTCCCCCTTATGCCAGATTGGCGCCGTAGACAACACCGGAAAGCCCCTGATCGTCCGCAGTGATTTGCAGACCTTCAGCAGACATGATCTGGAAGTTGTAGTTAACGTTCGGTAGTGGGCGTGGCAAAGGAATAACGCCCACAGCCATGCCGACCAGTGGAGAAATCACATCGCTTCGACGAACGTAAGCGACGAACTCATTACCCTTCAACGCAAATGTCATGCGGACTTCTTTAACCGGCGCGAATGGCAGTACCGCCTGCAATACATTGCCGCTCACTACACCGTTGACCACGTATGGCTGTGCCAGGTTAGCCCAGATTTCTGGGGATACCCACATCACATCGTATTGAGCAACTTTATTGGTACGGGCCAGCGCACCGAATGCACCTTTACCGAAGAAATCAAACAGCTGGGTCATGGTGGCGGTGGTCAGGTCGATGTTAGCTCCACCCGCGCCAGCGCCGAGATTCAGCTTTTTGGTGTTGCGGTGGTTTTTGATGCCTTGAGCCTGGTAGGACTGCACCCGAATGTTCGGGTTGCCGTTCAGGTAGTAGTTGACGCGCTCTTTATTGAATTTGCGCATTTTCGCCATCTGCGAGTCCAACACCAGATCGATGCCCACGGTGTTCAGCCCGGCAGCATGGCGCCAGTTCACACCATAGCCAGCTGTGAATACCGGAATTGGGTCGCCATCACTGGCGTATTCGGTGTGGTCAAAGGAGAACGGCGCCTGGCCGTCAATGCTTACCGATACGTCATCAGCAATATCACCGACCACGCTGTACAGCTTGGCAGTTTTGCCGACGGACAGAACCGTTTGCACGCCGATCAGATCGTTGATGATTTCCATGCCAACTTCCTGATCGCGCAGTTGCAGTACCTGGCGATCAATTTCAGCCCAGAAATCACGAGTAAAGCCACCAGCAGCGTTTACTGCCAACCACTCCTGCGTCATGTGGGCGCGGTTGGCAGCGATCATGGCGTTATGATTGGCGTTCCACATATTGCGGTTCGCCCACAGCTCATTCCAGTGACCGCCGAGACGGCTATTAGCCGCCAATGTCTCTTTGGAGAAATACATGTGCGTTTATCCTTCTTTTAAGCGCCAGCGGCGACAGTGCCAACGCGCATACGCACGCGGATGAAATCGGTAGCGCCGGCGGCGATGGTGGCTTCATCCTGGCTGTAACCGATCACTGAATCAGTGTCAGCAGTTGCCAGGGTGAATTGGCCGTTAGCGCCAAGCTTGATCGGGCTATCTTTCTTGTACGCGCCAGGTACGCAGAGCAGCGCCAGTTCACGGCCTTCTTCCACGTAGTTGCCTACAGCAGAGTCGCCAGCAGGAACCGCCTCGGTGATTTTCATCCCTTGATGGTAGGCAACGTCGATGATGTAGATCCGGCCCTTTAACGCGGTAGCCTGAGCGAATTCATCGTTGGCGTTGATGACAGCAGCAGTGCCTGGCAAAAGTGCCGCGGCAGTGGTTTTGGTTTCGGTTTTATACAGCGACTTTCCGTCGATGTTTACGCGGCGATAACGTGGCATTGGATAGCCCCCTTATTAGAAGTATGCATCTGCGGCGGGTGCGCCGGATTCTTGCTGATGCTGGCCTGAGTTACCTGCCAGCGGCGCCGACTCACCCAGAGTTTTAAACATCGCCTCCAGCGCTTCGCCTTGCAGCGCGTTTGCCACGATTTCGCCGTGAACTTTCGCCACTGCTTCACGCTTGGTTTTCTCTTCTGCGCGGGAGTTAGCAGTAAGGGTTTCGGCCAGTTGGTTATGATTGGCCTGCAGCGCATCAACTTTATCGGTGATAGGCTTGAGCGCCTCGGCGAAGTTGGCGGCCAGGCCTTTGCCGATTTCGGTGATCAGCTCTTGTTTCTCTTCAGTGGTTAAAGGCATGTCGCCCTCCGTTTGGTGGTTGGTTGCAGGTTGTTCCTGCGGATTGAAAAGGGATTTAACTTTGTTGGCGACGACCGTCACCCAGGATTCCTGACGCGCAACCGGCGTGCCGGTTTCATCAAAGGTGATTTTTCCGCCCTCCGATGTGTAGCCATAAACCTGGGCTGCGCCGCCGTTGCGGATGATCACCACCTGTGAGTCGGTGAAGTCAGCCACCCAGGCATATTCATTTTCGCCGGGAGCAAATTTATCTTTTGCAGCGCGGTCTAGGCGTTGCTCACGATCCCGGTAGGATTCGCCAATCAGCGCGCCAGAGTTGGCCTTTAACGGCGTAGCAAGGTCAGCGTTAACCATCAGCCCAACACCCTGCTCAGGCGTCGCTGCGCCCACTTCATGCAGCAAGATTGCGTCATGATCCATGCCGTGAATCTTCGCCACCCACTTGGCACCTGTGGCCTTCTGTTGCTCATTGGGCTCAAGCTGGTCGAGAAACACCGCAACGCTGGTGTGAATAGGTGGAACATCTTCGCCGCGCTCAATGGCCTCTACGCGGGAGATAAGCTCCCTACCTCCCTCGCTCTGGTTAGCGATCTGGGTATCCACCCACTTCTCCAGGTAGACACGGTTGCCAGATTTTTTCACATTGCGATTCCAGGCGCCGATATGACCCTGGTTGATACCTTCAGGAGAAAAGGCAGAGATGAATGCGCCATTTAGTTGAGGATGCCCCAGCGGCGCCAGCGTGCCTTCAAGCCCTTGATAGTGAGCATCGATTTCGCTGGCCGTATACAGCCCATCATTCATGACCACGTTTGCCGGCAGTGTGTAGCTCGGCAAAACAAGATGCTCGCGGCCGTTGTATGACTCCCGGCGAATTGCCTGGCTGTTGACCTTCGTAGTGACGTTAACTTGAACTTTCATGGATTAACCCTCTGCCCATTTGTAGCCTCTCTCCTTCATGTCGTTGAACGTCTGCTTGGCCTTGTCGATGATCGAAGGAGTGAGAGGGTTCCCCTTGTCATCCACCAGCACGGAAAGCTGCGAGCATTTGCAGTTAATGGCGTTTCCGTTCTTCGTGTACCACTCCCTAACTTCATCCTGCGTGTACAGGTGAGCATGCCTGGCGGCGTGCGTTGCTCGGGTGGTAGGGCTTAACGCAGAGATGTGAAGCAGCTTTGTTTTTATGCCGTAGCGGTCTTGCGCATCCTGAGCTTCATCCCACCGCGCGCGCCGCAGTGCGGTCGTGATCTCAGTCCTAGCAATGCGATTCGCGCGTCGGGTTTCAATGCCGGTTTGCTCGTTGAGGTTTTTGGCTACGTCCCGCGGGTTTAGCCCCCTGGCAATGCCATCAGTCAGAATTCTCGCCATATAGCTCTTTACCTGAGCGCTGAGCCCTTTCATCTCTTCGAACTCACGCGCTCTGACCAGAATCAGCCGCAGCTGATAAGGCTCACTCAACAAGATGTTGGGAACATCCTGCTTGCCGGCAGCGTAAGCGGAGGATTGCTGGGAGAGGTTGTAATACTCCTGCGCCGTTCCTCGCTGGTAAGCCACGGACACATAGCGGCCAAAGAACCACAGATTGAATTCCCCGCCCTCCAGCAGAATTTCGTCCACCAGCGCTTCACCGTTCTGCAACAGCATTGACAGAAGACCCTGATCAAGACGGAAGGTGTAGCGCTCATTTACGACGGGTTCGGAGGGGATGCGGTTGAGGATGTCGATGTAGCCTTTCGTTATCAGCTTCATGCGCTTTGCAAACTCACGCATGGCGCCACGCTCTAACTTATCAACTCCTGTGGGATCTTTAATGTTGCTCGGCAGGATTGGAGGCTTAGGTTTCGTCGTCATCCCCTGTCTCTCCAAGAGGCTCGCCGCCTTCAGTTTCGAATCCTGCAGCAGTGCGAATTTCCTCACCGCTGAACGGCGCCGTATCACCGCTTTCAACCATAGCCTTGTTCACCTCTGCCATGGTCTTAGAGTCCGCCAAGCGCTCAGCGCGAGTCTGTTGATTGAGATCGTCCCAGATAACCGTTTTCTGGCCGACAGAATCGATAATTCTCAGGTCGATCAGCTTGTCGCAGAAGTCCTCAATTTCGAACGATAGATTACCGCGGCGACTCTGGCAGCGCCCGTTCATGTACTTCTGGTCTTCGGTGCTTGAGCGTTCAGCCTGTTGGTTGCCTACCAGTATTCGTGATGGAATATCAACGCCGGCAGAAGCCGTTTGCAGGTTCACGCTATAGGTTGGGCTTGGATCAGACACAGGGGAAACAAGGGAGGTAACAGCTGCACCCTGTAGGCTCATCAGCACATCGTTGCCGCGGTTCATCTCGCGCGCGGCTTCGTTGAACTTGTCCTGCAATTCGTCAACGCTGACGCCATACATAGACGCCAGACTGCCGAAGTCGATCTCTTTGTCGAAGCTAAGCGCCAACTGCCGCGCTGCGTTCTTCAGGAATGACTCACCAGAACCGCCCTCTACTTTCTCCAGGCTGACAAATGCGTTATATGCTGGCTCAAGGAACCCGATAGCGTCGTCGGTGTAGTCACCAAGGATGAAGATCCGGTCTGGATGGATTTCGACACGGCGCGTGGCGCCATTTGAAAGCCGTTCCGTGTATTGCCACATCTTCGGCTGGCCGTATGTTTGCGAGTTAAGACCGGTATCCCACTCGCTCACGTTTAGTGAACCAGCCCAGGCTACTGTGACTTTCTCGAGGCCTCGCCCTCTGGCTGCTTCGGTATTCCATGGTTTGTTATCGCGGATGTGCAACAAAATGCCGGAGTAACGCCCGACAAGCCGCCGGCGGTCAGCCTCTGAAAAAGCGCGCCATAACCGGTTCGTGAATACTGCTTTGAGTTTTTTCTCCCAGGCAGTTTCCGCGCGCTTCTCGTCGGCCTTATCACCCTCGATGATCTCCGGGTTGGTCTGCCAGCATTTGCCCACCAGCTTTTCCACGGCGCCATGCGCAATACCACCGCGGCGATACAGTGAATAAAGGTTGTCGTAAGTGATCTGCTCAGGAAAGCCGTATTCGCACCATGCGGAGCCGCGTTTATTATCCAGGCCCATAGATGGCCCAAGCATCGCCATACGAGCACGCTCAATCCTGGCGTCGTTCAACGCGTGGTTGACGGCCAGTTGGAGATTTTTGTTCATGTGGTTTCCGTTTGGAGTGGTTTACTGTAGCCGCTTAGGGAGCATCATCCCTCTCGGTTGAGAGCCGTTAAGTTCAGTCAGCGCATAAACCATGGCATCAAGGCGGTCTGGTGACTTTTTGGCAGTGGTCGGTATGTACTCCATCAGCTGATTTTCCAGCACGTAGAGATTTCCCTGATTCAACACCCTGCCTTGCTCGTACAGGGCTGATATTGGTTCCGCTCGGGCATACTTCCCCTTACTGGCGTGAACTCGAATAATCCGCCCTTTAAAGCCTGCATTGCGTAATGTCTCCTCCGCCATATCACCACCCTGGTTTGTCTCTATGACGATCGCATCTGCCTGATGATGTTCATACGCCCATATCGCTTTTTTAGCCCATCCAGCTGGGGAATATTTACCGCTGTAATCCCCATCAACCGAGAATTGCTTCTTGTCTCCAGCGCCATAGGAACTTGCAGCAACTATCCCTGTTTCATCACTCTCATCGCTGTTGGTTGCCTGTGGGTCAATCGCCACGACTGTGCGAACCTTGTCATGCTTGATTTGTAGTTCATGAGCAGCGCTTATCATCTGCTCGTTCCACAGCGCCCCCTCAGCATTGAAGCGGCGAGGTTTCTGCATGTACTGAGCTTCCGCAGTGCGGCGATGAGAAAACAGAGAAGTTCGATGCGATTCGTTGTGTTTGAATGGCCACAGCCAACCATCAGGCAATCCGTGGTCAATCGGTATAGCGTGGGTGTTTTCTGGATACTGCGCAGCGTATGACTGACTGTTGTCGATAATCACCGGCAAGTTCAGATGATGCCATTTCTCACCACTGCCTCCGCGCAGAAGATAACCGCTAAGATCGTGGTAGTGGATGCGCTGCATAATGACAATCATCGGCGTCGTCTCGATCGCCAGTCGTGATTTGATTGTCTCGTTAAAGCGGTTATTTACGCCATCGCGGACGATCTCAGAGTAAGCGTCGTCAGGTTTTACTGGGTCATCTATAACCAGAGCGCCTTGCCAGCCTGGCTCCATGTGCCCGGCTCGAAATCCGGTTACCTGGCCTGCTGCTGATGACGCATACACGCCGCCGCCAAACTCATTCCACCACATCGCCTTGCTATCAGCATCATCGCGAAGCTCCATAGGCCACATGGATTGATACGTACGAGACTTTATTATTCCTCGCGCTGTAGATGAGTTAAGAAGAGCAAGGTTGTGCGAATACGACAGATGCATGAACCTGGCACGCCTATTTAGCGCTAGTCCTCTCCCCATCATATTGATGGTCGCCAGTTCTGTTTTTGTATAGCCGGGAGGGACGTTAATAATCAGACGCTGAATCTCGCCATCGATCACACGATCCAGTGTCTCCTGGATTACCTTGTGATGTGGTGCGACGATCATCTTGCCGCCGGTTCTCTGCTTGAAGAAGTAGCGGGAGAAATACATCCCATCCTCTTCACACTCTATCTTGCGGGCATAATTCCGCTGCTCAACAGTCGTCATCCTCCAACATCTCCCGCCGAGCCTGCTTGTATTCGTCTTTCGTCAACGTGGCCGACTCGATGGGGCCTCCGTCTTTACCTGTGTGCTCTACCTTCTGTCGATTCGTATACGCATCGCCGCACTCTTTCGCGGCCTGCTCGACGATCTGAGCGGCCAATGCGTAGTTCTTCATGGTTTCGGTTCGCGTCGCCATGCGATCAAGAACGCGCAGCCGGTAGGCCTTGTTGGCGATCGGAATATCTGAAATTTCTGTCTTGAATCGCTCCCGCGTCGTATGGAACAGGTCTACCCACTTCTTAGCCAGCGACTTGCCGCTAACCTTTGTCGGATCGTGAGATTCAACCTGCTGACGCGTGATTTTTAGCCCAAACTCTTTTTGGACAGACTCTACCACCAACGTAGGGGTGTCAAAGCACGCAAGCGACTGAATGATGAAGGCTTTTACATCTGGTTTTAATGCAGCCATAAATCACCATCCGTCCAATACAGTCCAATATTTACGCCAGCCTCAACATGCAGTTACCGCACGCCCTGGCAATGTTTAGTTGTGCCACCTCCGCAGGCCTGTTGTCCGCATCAACCAGTTCCTGAACTTCCACGCTGGCGCCATACCGACGAACCACGCCAACAAACTCTTCAACGTCGTGGCCGCGCAGCTTCAGCACCGGCTGGCCTTCCTTGTTGAATTTTGGTGCGCCGAAATCGTCTGTCGCCTGTGCGATGTGGTAAAGCTCATGCTCGACCAGGGCGCAGAACTCGGCATCTGAACACTGAGAGCAGTAGTCGGCAGCGAGCGTGATGATGAATTTCGGCACCTCACCGAACCATTCATGCATCTGCTGTTCCATCCTGGCCTTCTGCCATCCGCCAGCGCGCATCGCTACCTCTTCAGCTTGGCCGAGCACATGGCGCCCTTTCTTCTCAAACGCGGACGATGCCCACATAAAGCGCAGATCGGCGCCTGCAAGGTGTCCGTGGTCTGGATTAAACAGGCTGCCGGTATCTTCGATGATTTGACGCTGCATCCACTCCTGCACCTCGTTCGCAGGAACCAGGCCAATGTATGGCGCTAGCTGATGGTCTTCGATAAACCGTAGCGGAGGGTATGGCCGTCGCTCATGGCTCTCATCCTGTGCTGTTTTAGCCATGAATTTTCTCCCAATAAAAAACCCGCCGGAGCGGGTTCGTTCAGTTATCAGTATGCGAGCCAGGTAAAGCCCCAGAGCTTTTTCTGCGCTTATGCTCTTTTTCAGATAAGAACTCGCTCGGCGCGTTATTGAATCCACATCCGTTGCAGATATAGTCACCTGTCCAACCGCCTCTTTGCTTATCCTTAGATACAGCAGAAGAACCGCATTTAGGGCAATACTTCATAATGCCTCCTACCATTGAAAGTATGAGGATTATAACTCAGCATTATCGATGGCACTCAGTGAATGCCACCTGTAATGCCGTTAGGCCAATTGCAGAACGCTGTGCTCTTCCGAATCCGAATAAGCAATCAGGCCGTTGTACTCCTCAACCATCTCGCCATCCTCAGCCTCAAACGCTGGAATAGTGCCGGTGGTAATGGTGTAGGACGGCTGGCCTTCCTCTTCTGCGAAACGTGCCAGCTCTTTAATCTGTTCCAGGGTAAGTACGATTTTGCTCATGGTTTCTCCCGGCGGCTTCCCGCCATTGTTTTAACGTGGCCACCTGGCCGGCGCAGATTGATAACGCTGTTTGCAGCGCCAGCGCGTGGCTGCCGATATCCCCCCATGTATCACCCTGCAGTTTTGGTTGCTCGCAGGGGGTGAACACCGATTCAGGGGGAAGCAGCACGAGCGGCGCCGGCGGCGGTGGTGTCCGTTCCGCGCAGGAGGCCAAGAACAGCACCAGGAGCAGTGCGGCGGGCGCACTCGTCATTCTTGGTTGCTTCACGATATTTCCTCTGATAGGTTTCGCCCTGCTGGCGCAGCTGCTGTTCTCTCTGTTGCTGTTCTGCCATTAGCGAGTTATTCCGGGCGGCGTTCTCGCGTAATGCTGTTATCAGTGACCGCTGCTGCGCCAGCGTCTTTTCCTGCTGCTTAACCTGCTCACCAGCCTTTACTGCGTTGCCGTGGAAGTAGAACGCCAGCTGAGCCAGCGCTATGCTGATAAGCAGAAACACAAGCACGACTGTTCCCAAAGACTTACTCATAGCAAAATCACTCCGACGAACAGGAACCAGCCCCAGCCATCAAGACCGTGAGCTGCAAGATAACCGGCCACTGCGAAACACACCGCTGACGGTAGATATCTCATTTATCCAGCCCCCAGCATGCCAACTCGGCTTCCTGATCGCGCCGTACTATCTGTCCGTAGCAGTTATTGGAGCGGATACGGCAATCTCGGCCAGCGTCGTATATCCAGCGGCGGATTTCGCGGCAGGCGCCAATGCGGTCGCCGGCGTTCAACTTTTTGTAAAAGGTGGAGGTGAAGCATTTTCCAGGGCCGATGTTCCACGGACAGAATGATGCGATGCCGACTTTTTGCGGTTCAGTCAGCGTTACCTTGACGTTGCGGTCTACCCAGTCGAGTGCCTTTTTCTGCTCGGCTGCGTCAATCTGCTTGCACTGCTCGGCGGTCAGGCGCTGACCCTTCACAACCTTCTGGCCGTTGACCATCGTCACACCGCCACAGATTGTCCAAATACCGACACCATCCTGATATGCAGTCAGGCGTTGGCCTTCTTTCTCTTCCTGAAACTGCGACATCATCATCGGGGCCGATGCACCGGCAGCGATCAGCGCCAGCATTACGGCACTGAGTTTTGATTTGCTAATCGACATATCATCCCTCTGCTCTGCGCATCGCTTCGGCCACGACCTCAACGGCCGCTGGGCGCTCGCTTTCTGGCTTGGCTGATACGCCGTGCAGATAGTCCTGCATAATTTGAGTGCGCCGGCGTTCCTCTGCCAATCGCTCTCGCTCTTCTTTCCGCTTGGCGTAGTAGGTTTTGATCGTGAAGAAGGCCGATATCAGCGCCCCTACGATAAATACGTAGTCCTGCAGCGACAGTAACGAGAAGAAGCCGAGCAGTGCCGACCACCAGTACGGTAGGTTTGGATTGTCTGGGTGCATTTTCATGACTCCACCTCCCGGCTATCGGGCTGTGCTGTAGTAAAAGAAAAGCCCCGCACTAAGGCGAGGCTAAAATGTTGTGTGGCGGCCGGTGCTGATCTCCGGCATGAGGCACCAAGTCATACCATCCCGCACGCAACGCATTGCGATATAGGTCAGTCTTTCAGGTAGCAGTTAAGCACACTGTATCTAAGCAGCGCATCAGCCTGCGCATTCACCACAACGGAAAGAGCACTCAGTACATTTAAGCCAAGCCCCATAAGGGAAGTGCTCTTGCCTATTGTGATCAAAAAGCCCCGGCGGTTAGCCAGGGCTCTATTGTTTGTGCAGACCTCTCAGCCTGCATGGTTGGAGTTCCAGTCGAACCGACGAAGTTACCAACTTGGCGGAATCAGCGTTCAGGAGCCGCCTCTTTATTCCCTGAATCACCGCTCTTCGCTTTACGCTCCCGAGCATAGCTGAAAATATATACTTGGATTTCCCGTTTTGCAACTTTATTTTCCAATTAAGCCGCGATTGTTGGGAATTCTTTCTCCATTTCTCGCTTTATTGCATAAAACATTTCCTCTTCGAGTATCTCTTCGCACCAGATAACTCGCTTTCTCGCTGCCTGCACATCCGCGCCGGTCTCTCGCTCTATCATGCGAGCAATGTCTTGCGGGCGTTTGCGGATGCAATAGCGTTTAATGGCCACTGAGCGAATCGGGCTATCTCGTTTTATCGTTTTGCTCATCACGGACTCAACAAAAGCGGCATCATCTGATTCTTTGGCGAGAGCGATGATGTTGCTGGCTGAGGTTCCTGGAATGACAAGTTCACGCGACTTCTTGAATAGCTCTTCTCCTCGATATCCTTGTGCGTGAAGGGCTTCAACCACTTCAACGATTCGATTGGATTGTCCCTCGCTCCATTCCGTTCGGATCATCAAGCGACCAATGACGTTTACGCATCCCGCGGGCGAATCATCTCCACCAAGATGCCTCCCCCATAGAGTCAGCATGTATCGCGTCCAAACTCGCTGTGCTGGAGTGATTGTTTTCTTACCCTTGCACCAAACGCGACGCAAATCAGATTGGCGCTGGACAAACGGGAGCAGGTAAATCGCATCAGGCTTTTTCATGCCACCTCCCTGTTTTCTTTCAAATCTTTCAATTTCACCTTGTACGCATCTCTGACGCGCTCAAAGTCCGCCCTGGTGTATCGGCATGGCTCATGGTGAGATATCAACGCCTCGTAACGCTCACGCCCAATTTTCGCTATCAGATTGGGTGTGTAATTGGCTATGTTGCCGGATAGATGGTTATTGCAGGGGGCGCACTGCCCGTGACAATTATCCTCGTTGAACCGTAGCTCCGGGTGAGCGCCGACAGTTCGGTAGTGGCCGGCGTGGTACTGGCCTTCGTGATAACGCCCACAGCTGATGCATGGCAATCCGGAATCGCGTTCCCGGATGTAGGCGTTGAAGACTTGCTGGGCTTGTTTGGCGAAGTAGCTGAGGGGTTTTACTGATAACTTGCGGATTTTGAGACTTTGGCGTTCTGCGTGGACTTCTGCTTTTCGTTGCTGCTCTGCTTTCTGTATGGCCTTCTGTCGCTGCTTATCCCTTTCCTGTATGCCGAATACTGCTCCGTGCTCTGGACTGCACCACCACTCGTTAAAGCTGCGAGGATGGAACCATTCTCGGCAAATCTTGCATCGCCGCCGCGGTTGCTTAGCCATCGTCATCTTCTCCCATCACTGAATCGATGAACTTTTTCTGTTCACGGTCACAGGTTTCGCACACATAGACCTCATCTGCCTGTAGTTGCGCACCACAATCGGCGCATAACATCCCGTCCATATCTACCCCCACATTTTGTTGACCATCGATCGCGGCGTTGGCTTGAGATAGCGTTGCTCGGTGAGCCTTACCACTACATCCCACAGACGAGGGTCTGACACGTTCAGTGTTTTCTCTGCGTGAGCGCCAGTACGCCGATAAGTCTCTATCAGATGGGTGGCCTCTTCGTTGGTTACCGCTAAGTGCATAAAGCTTGATTTCATCATGCCACCTGCTTTCGCTTGTTTGTTTCGCCCCATCGCTGAGCCCATTCGATGCGCTGGTGAGACTCTTCGCTAAATTCGACGCCCTGCTCAGTACCGAACCAGTAGATTGCCTCGATTACTTCCACCATTTCCGCTACCCGCATCTTGCTTGTGCGCTGACCGAACATCACAACGCCACCTCCGATGCCTGGCGCGGTTCGTTGCTCCTGCTTTTTGGTCTTTGCGACAAGTGCGGTAATCATGTCCTTCCAGTCGTCTTCGTCGTACTTCTCGCCATACCAAACGACTTGCAGCGCAAGGTCATGCAGCAGCGGCCACATCTTTCGGTTCTGTGAAAGCGTTCGTTTGGGTGGGGATACTTCGACTTCGATTGGTTTGGACTGGTCTAGCGGTAGGTTTTTGAGGTGCTCTATTAGGTTCAGGCGTATCTGTGGGCTTCTTAGGTAGAAGACCTGCTTAGCCATTTCTACCTCCTGTTCTGCTTCTAAG